CGTGTTTTCGTGGGAGGACCTATGGCCTGGACGATCGCTGTGCGCCAACGCTTGTTGTGGTTTATCCGGTTGGCACAATGCAATCGTATCCCATTTGAGCTCGGAGCAGGTACGGTGGCGCAGTCCGTAGAGTGGGGAGCTATCTACAACTACCTTACGGCTTTCGGCACAGAACGTATCGTTGCTGGCGATTTCGGTAAGTTCGACAAACGAATGGGGTCAAGCTTTATCTTGTATGCATATTGGATTATTGTGCAATTCGCTGAGAAGGCTGGTATGCCTGCTGAAGAGATTGAACAGATCTGGTGTGTGGCCGAAGACACTGCGTTTGCATTCACGAATTTCAATGGCGACCTGTTGATGTTTTTGGGGTCAAATCCGTCTGGTCATCCATTGACGGTGATCATTAACAGCCTCGTGAACTCGCTTTACATGCGTTACGTCTATCGTCAGGTGGCACCGCAGGATCAGAAGGATCGGTTTAAGCAGAACGTCCACTTGTACACGTACGGAGATGACAACATCATGGGCGTGCGCAAAGGTTGCGATTGGTTCAATCACACTGTCATTGCGAGCAAGTTGGCAGAAATTGGTGTGGAGTACACCATGGCTGACAAAGAGAGTGAGTCGATTCCATATGTCCACATTGATGACGCCTCATTTCTTAAGCGGAAATGGCGTTACGATGAAGACATGGATGCGATGATGGCACCGTTGGAGGAATCATCAATTGAATCGTCCCTCAGCGTTGGTATCGTCAGCAAGAGTATGACCCCTCAGGCCCATGCAGTCGCTGTGCTCCAGGGTGCTTTGAATGAGTACTTCTTTTACGGAAGGGAGGTGTTCGAATCTAAGCGACGAATGTTTGAGGAGATCATTCAGGAGGCAGAACTCCAAGATTGGTTGGATGATGGTTTGCGTACGTGGGAGCAGTGCCGACGCTCGTTCGAGCGTAGTTCCGCGGCATACATGCGTGTCGTCGACCATTTCAACCGGGAGAGGCTGGACTCTTCCCGCTCAGGCGAAGCAAAAACTAGTGCGCGTGCAGTTACTGACCCCTCAACGGCAAAAGAGGAGTAGTGTGGGTATGCGTACACCTACCAGGGCGTTCCCCGAAATCCGTATTTACGGATGGTCTAGGTTGGTGGACCACAAGCCAAAACATGTGTGTATAGAATGAGTTAACTTGCATGCATTATATTGACTCGCTAATCAACAAAAACAACAAACAACAGAAAATGAAACAACAAAAGAAATTTCGTGTGTGATGGGTGATTGCATGTGTACATATTGTTTTGCACGTGATTGCATCGTACAGAGCGCAGAGATTGCTGTTGCATCTGAGAGTGGCGCTGTCTCCCAAACACACGATCTAGTGTCGTTCGTTGAATCAGAGCAGCAACAGATCGAGGAGACAACACAACATACCACTGCTGCCGCAGAAGATGTAGACATGGGAGTAGGTGAGTTGCAAAAGTTCTTGTCTCGTCCCGTACGTATTTTGAATCGTACATGGTTGGAACCAGACGCTACGGGGTACGTCACTAAGATAAACCCGTGGTATGAGTATCTGAACTCAGCGTTCATCAAGAAGAAAGTTGACAATTATGCCTGGTTTCGAGGGAATCTGCATCTCAAAGTGGTTGTCAATGCTTCCCCGTTTTATTATGGGTTAGCTATGTTTAGTTACAATCCGATCCCTAGTTACAATGGAGCTCAGGCTGGTGCCTCGACGGACGCGTGGTATGCCAATGGGTACGTGCAACGGTCTCAGCGACCGCACGTTATGGTATTACCACAGGATTCGTTGGGTGGTGAACTAACCCTTCCATTCATTTGGCCACGGCAATACGCGGATATGCAAAGTGCGACAGAGATTCAAGCTCTCGGAGAGTTGGAATTGGAGGTGCTGGTGCAGCTGGCGAGCGCTAATGGGGTGACGGGACAGGGTGTTTCACTACAGGTGTTCGCATGGATGACTGAAGTTGAACTCATCTCACCGTCTCTTGGGCTTGCTTTGCAAAGTGATGAGTATGAGGAAGCAACCGGACCAGTTTCCAGTATAGCGACCTCGGTGTCATCGCTTGCAAATCGCTTTTCCGGTATACCCGTGCTAGGGAAGTTTGCGAAGGCTACAAGTATTGGCGCGGGTGCTGTATCCTCCATAGCGTCGCTTTTTGGTTTCACTAACGTGAATGTTATAGAGGCAACTGCGCCTCGTCGTATCACGGCATATCCACCACTGGCTTCTGCTCATGTGGGGTATCCTTGTGAGAAGTTGGCGTTTGACCCTAAAGCAGAGCTTGCTATTGACGGTGCGCCTCTGGGTTTGGACACAAAAGATGAACTGGAGATATCGCGTCTGGTACAAAAGCAAGCAATCATGACAATCACGAGCTGGGTTACCTCGGATGTTGTGGACTCCCAGATCTTGACAATGGGCGTGAATCCTTTTCAATACAAGTTGAGCAGTACGACAGGTGCGAACGTGTTGCGCTTACCCCCTGTTTCGTGGGTTGCTAACATGTTTGACCATTGGCGTGGGGATCTCATCATTCGATTCGATGTCATTGCCTCCCAATACCACCGCGGGCGTCTTTTGTTCACGTATGATCCGTCAGGAACTGCGGCCAATAACGTGGTCAATACACCTAATCCAACCGGTATCATCACAACTCACATCCTTGATATAGGTGTTGCCCGTTCGATCGAATTGACGATCCCATATTCGCAGGCCTTGCCATGGTTGAGAACCCAGTATGGTGTCTCCGATTCATCTTTTTATGCTCGCGGTTCAGACTCGTCAGGTTCCAATTTTAAGACAGACAAGACGTTCTTCAATGGTAACCTAACGTGTCGCGTGCTCAATGCGTTGACAG